AGATTTGGGATCAGCTTTATCCGGTCGGCATTGTCGTGTGGACGACCACCCAATCGCCGCGGATATGGAAATGCGGCGGCGGCACGTTTGAAGGGATTGGGTCTATCACGATTGACGGCACCACGCTTTACGCCAGCAAGCGGACGGCCTGACGGAGGGAACCACCATGTATGAGATCGACAAACTGAGTTACCTGCACATCGGACAGCAGGGCGAGAATCAGTCCGTCACGATTGAGCTTGATATGACGAGCTGGGCAGACGAGCACCCGGACGCTTCTTTTGCCATCCTGTTCAAGCCGTATAACGAGGATCAGCCGTCGCCGGTATACACGACCTACGACGAGCCGGTTCTGACATGGGTGGTTGGCTCCTCCGTGACGCAGAACGTCGGCGTCGGCTATACGGAAATCCGCGCGTTTTCGGCGGGCGGGCTTATCAAGAAATCCAAAGTCATCCCAACGAGCGTAGAGTACAGCGTTTCCGGCGGCAGCAGCGTCACGCCTCCGGCTTATGCCGATTGGGTGAACAATGTGCTCGCGGCAGCTGTGGATGCGGAAGACGCCAAGGATTCGGCAGAAGCGGCGCAGACCGCAGCGGAATCGTCTGCGGCACAAGCAAGGTCTGACGTAAACGAGGTTAAGCCGGTCATCAGCACAATTACGCAAGAAGCGCACAATATGCTTTCCATAATGCCTACATGGATCACAAACACAGAAGTGGCTGTAAATGGTGACGAGATCACCGTAACTTCGCTGAAAAGCACAACTGCACTTAATGCGTTTTTCTTTGTTGACGTAAGCCAAGAAAGCTCTGTAACCATATCGTGGGCAGGATATACAGGGACTGGAAGCGGCGCCATTAGAATTGGCAGAATGGACTCAGCCGGCAATTATATCGAATGGATTGGAGGATATATTACGCGGTTGGATGCTGAAACAGATGATGTCGGTGGAACATATACGATGAATGTTACCGACGAATCGTATATCGGCATTGCTTTGTATTCCGTGCGTTCGACCAATGCCGGCATTGGCAATTACATCACCTACAAACAGGTTCAGGTTGTTTCTGGAAGCACTACAAAGCCGTATGTTCCTCATTTGTCTGCGATTGATTCGTTTGCGCGTGGCTATGTGTCCGAGCTTGACGAAACCGTTAGCGACCTTAGCGATTCTACCGATGATTTGAACAATGCTGTCACGGGATTGGGCGAAACTGTTGATAAGTTGAGCGAAGATGCTTTGTGCAACAACATTTTGGCACGCATCATGTCTTCCCTTATTGAGAACGGCTCGTCTGAAGTACCCTCCGGTATGCTTCGCATCGGAAGCATTAACAACAGCAACGGTAATACTGATACGACCATCACATATCGTGCGTGTACACGGCAGATTGCCAAGATTCCGTTTGAAATCTCGGTTTCTTGTGACAGCGATCATTATCTTGATGTTTTCTACTACGAAGAAGGCGTGTATCAGTCTCATACCGGATGGTATCGCAAAGTAACAATCTTGCCGGAAAAAGAGTTCAGGATTCTCGTCCGCGACTATCCTGAAGATACATCTGTTGCCGGCAATGTTGATTTGCTTGCAGAAAGCCTCGCAATAGAAAACACCAAGTATTATCCGGGTACTGGCAGCAACATTTACACAGGGAACAGAATCAGCCTGCGGCCTGACTTTACAAAAAACAACAGGTGCTCGATTGCGCTTTGGAAAGATTTTGTCAACACCCTTGAAGAGCACAGGCTGTGTGACAATCAGTCTATTGCCGTATTCGGGAAATACATGTTCATCTTCCTGGAAGCTGGCGGATGCGATATTCTTGACATGGAAACAAAAGAAATTATCGCGCAGGCAGAAACCCTTTCTACGAATAACCATCAAAATTCCGCGCAGTTTACAGACCTGTATTACGACCAGGACGACGAGTTCCCGCTATTGCTTGTTTCTCGGTATATGAAAAACACAGGAACAAACAATGATGGATGCTTGGTGTACAGGGTGACGAGAAGCGAATCTGTGTTTACCATGACACTGATTACGACCATTCTTTGGGATCACACGACCTACGGCGTTGACTGGTGCATGGACAGCAAAACAAAAACGCTGTACGGCATCGCGTTCCTTAATGGCGACTACACCGTTACCCAAAACAATCCTTCGCACGTTGTTGGCTTCGGCTTCCCATCTGCTGATGATTTGCGTACAAACCAAACAATCACATTGACCGACGATGATATAAAGTCCAGCTTCACGATTGAACATCAAATAGTTCAAGGCTGTACAATGCACAACGGCGTTATTTACGTTGCCTATGTTCTCAATGATGAATCAGCGGCCGTCAAGTGCTTTGTTGGCGCTGTTGATGTCGACAGCCAGCAGATTGTTTCCAAGATTCCTCTCCTTGTCAGGCTTGAATGCGAGGGTGTTGCGATCCAAGACGGCACAATGTATGTTTCGCAGCGTAGAGGATCAGATTCTGGCACAGAAAACCCGCTGAAAATCTATTCGATTGACTTTGATTGATTCTATCAGATGGTGATGTTATGGGCGTATGGGAAAGCTACAATCCGAACCCTGCCGGACGGTCTGTCGGTGACTGCGCCGTCCGGGCTGTCGCTAAGGCGCTGGACATAAGCTGGGAAAAAGCGTTCGCACTGATTGCTGCGAACGCTTTTGAAATGGCTGATATGCCGTCCAGCAACAGCGTGTGGGGCAGCGTGCTGAGGCAGAACGGCTACCAGCGCAAGGCTGTCGACGCGGAATGCGCGGACTGCTACACCGCGGAGGACTTTTGCACCGACCACCCACGGGGAACCTACGTGCTCGGCTTCGGCAACCATGTGGCAACCGTGCGGGACGGCAGGCTCTACGATTCGTGGGACAGCTCCCATGAAATACCACAGTATTACTGGCACAAGGAGGAATAACCATGCCGATTAACTTCTTTCAGCTCATGCAGCAGTTTCAGCAGTTCCGGCAGAACTTCCACGGCGACGCGCAGCAGCAGGTTCAGCAGATGCTCCAGAACGGGCGCGTATCACAGGATCAGTACAACCAGGCATACCAGGTAGCAAGCCAGCTCTATCAGATGATGGGCGGCAGATGACGATGCATACCCGTCAAGTGCGCATAGGCGGGAATGTATAAATCCAAACACGAGGTGATTTACATGGCTGTTTCCAACGAGAACAACGGCGGCATTCCCGCCACCATGCTTGTCGGCCCCACCGGCGGCAACGACTTCATGGGCGGCAACAGCGGCGCGGGCTTCTTCTGGATGATCCTGCTGTTCGTGCTGTTCGCCATGTGCGGCAATGGCTTCGGCGGCTATGGCAACGGCAACAACGCCGGCATGCAGCGCGGCTTCGATCAGGCTGCCGTGATGGGCGACCTGAACGGCATCCAGTCCGGCATTCAGGGCCTGCAGATGGGCATGGCTACCGGATTTGCCGGCGTCGAGCAGGGCGCGAACGCCCGCCAGATGGCCGACATGAACCAGTATTTCCAGATGCAGACGGCCTTCCAGAACTGCTGCTGTGAAAACAGGCTTGCCACGGCTGGCCTGAACACCACGATTTCTCAGGACGGAGCGCTGACGCGCCAGACCATCCAGCAGGGCAATCAGGCGATCCTTGACAAGCTGTGCCAGCTCGAACTGGACGGCATCAAGCAGAACTACGAGAACCGCATCGCGGCGATGCAGAACACGATCGACCAGCTGCGTGACATCAACCAGAATGCCCGTTCGGCTGCGGCCTTCGGCGCTCTCGGCGACCGTTTCCAGGCGAGCCAGGACGCGCAGACCAACACGCTTGAACAGTATCTGGCCCCGACGCCGCGTCCGGCCTACATCGTCCAGAACCCCAACTGCTGCACGCAGAACAACGGCTGCGGCTGCGCGTAAGGCGGTGTAAACATGGCGTGCGAATTTTTGTATAACGAGGTTCAGGATGTGGCCCTGAACAGCCCCGTACTGTTCCGCGCATCTATTCCCTGCTCCCGCGGGTATGTGTACCACGAGGATGACACCGGGAATTTTATTCTTCGCGGCCCGAACAGCGGCAACTGCTGCAATCAGTTTGCGCATTATCAGGTGACCTTCAACGGGAACATCGCGATTCCTGAAGGCGGAACGGTCGGCCCGATTGCCGTTGCGCTGACCGTACAGGGAGAGCCCAGGCTGACGAGCCGGGCTATTTTCACGCCTGCCGCGGTCGGCGATTACGGCAACATAACCAGCACGGCTATCATCAAGGTGCCGCGCTGCTGCTGTTTCTCCATTGGTGTTGGCGCCGTTCCTGCATCGTCCGACCCGACCGCGACCCCGGCCCCCGTGATCGAAGTGCAGAACGCCAACCTGACCATCTCGCGGATCGCGTAAAGGGGTGAATGACATGCACAGACTGTACGAACTCAAAGAAAAGTTCATCAAAGAGCTTGAAGAATACGCTGACTACGAGCGGTATTCGAGAGAGGACATCGAGACGGCGAAATACCTTGCCAGCGCCGCCGACCACATCTGCAACATTCTGGAAGCCGCCGATTCGGAGTATTCCTCGCGACAGAGCTACGACGGCTACAGCCGGAGGAACAGCTACGGCTATCCGCACGTCGGGCCGTCCTACCGCGTGGACGGCAGCTATCGCGGGAGGCGCAACGCTCCGCGCGACAGCATGGGCCGCTATTCCGGAAACGGCATGGTGGAGCAGCTGGAAAGCCTGATGCAGGAAGCGCCGAACGAGCGCATCCGCCAGCAGATGCAGCAGCTCATCAGCCAGATGGAAGGTGACCCCGATGTCCGATAGTGTGCTGGTCGCCCTCATTTCCTTCGCGGGATCGCTGCTCGTTGCGCTTCTGAGCTACAGAGCGTCGCACAACGCGGTGAAAGAGGCGAGCGCGGAGAACATCAAGCTGATTGCGTTCCGGCTGGAAGAGCTTGAAAAGAAGGTTGACAAGCACAATCAGGTTGTCGAGCGGACGTTCAAGCTGGAAGGCCGGATGAACGAGGCGGAGCACGACATCCGCGACCTGAAAGGAGCAAAAGCATGATCGACTGGAAAGCCAAACTGACGAGCCGGAAATTCTGGGCAGCCATCGCGCAGTTCATCGCAATGCTCGTTGTGGCCTTCAAGGGCACGCAGGAGACCGCGACGCAGATCACCGCCATTATCATGGCCGGGGCTTCGGTCATCGCCTACATCATCGGTGAAGGCCTGATCGACGCGGCGAGAGAACGCGCGGACGAAATCTGGGCTCCGAGTGAGGAACCGCCCTCGGATGAGGACACCAACGGGTGAAACACGGCTCCCGCCGAGATGATCGGCGGGAGCACTTTTTGGAGAAAGGAGCATGCCCCATGGCAACCAAGAAAACGGGCAAGACGCTGAAGCAGGAAGCGCCGGGCAAGATCACAGGCCAGACGATCAAGGACGGCGGGAGCACCAGCGGGACGGTGAGAACGTCCGGCGGGAGCGCGAACAGCGGCGGGAAGCTGACCGGCACGGACACGAACGCGCTGATGCAGGAGCTGATGAACCAGTACAACAAAGGCTCCGGCTATACGCCCGGAACCACGGAGGACTGGCACAATCAGGCGCGGGACGAATACCAGAGCTATTACGACCAGCTGAAACTGGCGGCACAGCAGGCGCAGGAACAGAGCGACCTTGCGCTTCAGCAGCAGCGGGCCGGGCTTCAGGACACCTACGACAGGCAGAGAAAGAGCACGGCGGAGCAGTACGCCAACACCTATTCGCAGGCCGACAGGCAGATGCTCGGCAGGGGCATGCAGCGCAGCAGCTACGGCGCGCAGACGCTGGCGAACATCTCCCAGAAGGGCGCGGAGGCGCAGGGCGAGCTGGACAGGCTGCAGGGCGAAGCGGAGAGCAACATCGACGCGCAGCGGGCGCAGCTTGCGCAGCAGCTCGCGGCGCAGATGCGGCAGTACGACACGAGCATGCAGAGCGACATCATGGCGCGTGTGCGCCAGCTGGAACAGCAGGACTACGACCGCCGGACGGCGGCGCAGCAGTACCAGAACAATTTTGCGCTTCAGCTGGCCGGCCTCGCACAGAATCAGCAGCAGTTCAACGAGAGCGTGAGGCAGTTCAACGTGCAGCACGGCGGCGGAAGCGGCGGCGGCGGATATTACAGCGGCTCCGGGAACAAGAACACCGGCAACAACACCAACACCGGCACCCCCGCAGTCCCGCCCACGGATAACAGCCTGTGGAACCGGCTGAACCAGCTGATGGGCGGCGCGGCAAACACGCTCAACCCCACGGCAAAAAAGAAATTTGACGTGAGAAGCGGTTACGTCGGCATGACTTAAAAAACACGGAGGGAACACCATGCCTGTAAACGGAATGAGCAAGCATGACTTTGACATGCTTCAGCGGCGTCAGATGACCGGTTCCGATCCGGTACAGACGCAGAATCAGACCGTATCCATGCCGAGAAGCGGTGGCCAGACGGTTCAGATGCCGAACAACGGCCAGACGGTGCAGATGCCCGCCATGCAGACGGTGCAGATGCCTCAGACCGCGCGCCAGAGCCTGCTTGCAAAACAAGATCCTCCGCAGACATGGTATTCCGGGGAATATCCCACGATGCGGGAGGTCTACGCGCGGGCGTATCAGATCGGCCAGACCGACCGGGCGGCGGCGGAAAGCATTCTGACCGACATGCAGACCCTTCAGAAAGATCCGTCCAGCGTGTACTTCAACCCCTACACGCAGGCCACCAACAGCGCGGTGGAAAACCTTCGCGCGGCGGGCGTGGATACCAGCCGGGAGGGATGGCAGGACGAATACTCCTGGCTGAAAAACTACTACCGCTTCGGCACGGGCGGTTCCCCGCTTGCGCCGACGAAAAAGAGCAGCGCGGAGGAACAGGCGGCCTACTGGTATTACCAGTACATGAACGACGAGGACACGACCGTTCAGGCGGAGAACGAGTGGGCCGCGCTGCAGGAAGAAGTGGGCTACTGGGCCGGACGCAAGGACAGGAACTACAGCGACAAGGAAATCCTCGGGAAGATCGACTGGAGCAACTATCCGACGCTGAGACGGATGGACGAAGGCCGCAAGAGCGGCACGCCGGTCTACATCAACCGCGGCATCGGCTACAGCGAGGACGCGCTGTACGGCGTCATCTGGAACGCGAGGAACGGCGAGACCGGCGGCGATCCCATGGCGGGCGCGATCCATTACGCGATGGGCGACGGCACGGGCTACACCGCCGACCCGGACATTGCCCGGAAGCTGGACGCGGGGAGCGACCTGTACGCTCCGTACTCCGTCGGCTCCACCGCGCCGATGGACGAGGCCGCGCTGTATTTCGGCGTGGATCACTTCGACGCGCAGTGGATTGAGGACAACAAGTGGATGCGCTCCAGCTCCGACGCGACCGTGCGCAAGTATTACGCGCAGGTGGTGGACGCGGAGGACAGGACGGCGAAGGCCGAAGCGGAACAGGCGAACCTTGACGCTTATATCGAGAAGCAGCTGAGCTACGGCAGCGACCCGGAGCGCATCCTCAAAAACGTCCGCTCCATGATGGAAGGCGACAACGACGCATGGGACGGCTGCCCGACGCTGCTGAAAATGGACGACAGCCTCCGCACCGGCGAGCTGCTGGGCACGACCCGCGCCCTTTCCTATCGCTGGGAGGACATCGAGGCGAACGTCCGCCTGCGCTGCGCGGAGAAGAACGGCAACAGCCTGCGCGACAGCGTGGGCAAGATCAGGGAAATGCTGGGCGTGGGGCGCATGCCCGTAGAAGCCCAAAATTCGCCTTCTGAGACGCCTGCCGTTCAGAATGAAGAAGGACCCGCCCAGGCGGGAACAGCGGCTCCTGCGGCCACACAGGCCCCGGAAACGGCAACTCCTGCGCAGCAGACTATCAACGACCCGTTCGGTGCGTTCCGCGACGGCGTGCCGGAAGCTACCAACGTGGTGAACACGCCCGCGCCGCAGCAGACGCCTACCGCAGATGAACCGGAGGAAGAACAGGCGGTGCCGGATGCCGAAGAGGAATTTGGTGCCTCCGGTTATTCCGCAAACGGCGACCCCGTATGGTCTGTGAACGGCAAGCAGGTTTCCGCAGAAGATATTCAGGCCAAACTTGTGAACGGTGATTTGTTCAACAGGCCCCGCGTTTCGTCGGAGGATATGAAATCGAACGGGTGGGACGATGTTGAAGACGGCAGTTACGCGACGTTCTTTTCCAGCTCCTTCGGCGATGGGAACGGCAACGAGTATCTGTTTACACCAATCCTTGACAAAGAACAAGCTGAACAGTCTGGCCGCACGGTCATGGAACACAAGCCTGATGAATCCGACGAATACAACCCTGATTTGTATTTCGAGGATTATGTGGACAGATTCTTTGAATCCGGCAAAGATCCTTACAAGCTTGTTTTGACAGAGGCCTATCCGTCACAGGGCGAAGGCGGGAACAGAGAGCTCGACGAATTTGCAGAAGCCCTTCATAACGCGAGCGCATATGTCGAATCTGAAAAAGAGCTGGAGAAATCGGAAGCTCCGGCGTCTCCTACCGCGACCACCGCTCCGACTGTCAGCGAGCCTTCCGGCGAACAGCAGCCCGCCGAGACACCCGCGGCCGAGCAGGAAGCGTCCGGAACGCGCGGCTCCGCCCGCGGCGCGAACATCGCGTCCGCCGGAAGCGTCGGCCCCGCTCCGACCTCCACGCCCCGCCCGCCGCAGGAAAACTACGAATCGCAGAACAGCAAGATCAGCGCGGCAGGCTCTGTAATTGCGGACATCGGCACCGAGGAAGAACAGGCTGTTTGGGAAACCGCCAGCGATTATGGCTTTGAGGAAGCCGTGACCGACATCGGCGACGCGGTGGAGAACGGTAACCCGGACCCGGAGGCGGCGTATCAGTCCGCGCTGGACACCGCCAACCAGAACGCAGGCAGAAACTACGCCGACGCCATCGTGACCATCTCCGACCACGACGAAGCGGTGGAAAACCGCGCGGCGGCTGTGGCTGGGCTGGAAGCGATGGGTCTTCGCTATGACGAGGATACGCGCAGGCTTGTCAGCATCAATCAGGAAGAAAAGACCGTCGGAAGTCTGGATGTTCCGGCGCTGCTGACAGCCTACGACGAGGAAAAAGACAAGAGCATCGCGGCTCCGGCCTTCCTCCGCGCCATCGAAGGCGACATCGACGCTGTGCGGGCGGCCTTCCCGGACCTGAAGTATGAGCAGGGCGACGAAAACCTGTGGGACGTCTTCGACCAGTTCGGCGAAGCGGCGGGAGACGGCCAGACCGCCATTGACATGATTCTGGACAACCCGACGTCCACGGCGGCGGAGCTGTTCGCGTCCCGGATTTATGAGGGCATGAGCGGCCTTGCAGACGATCCGCTGGAAGGGCTGGATCAGGAGCAGCTGACGCAGGCGCGGCGCTATCAGTACGCGATTCAGCAGAGCGACGAGACGCTGAGCCGGATCACGGACGAGAAGTACAACGCGGCCATTGCCGCGCGTGATTCCGTCTACGCCGATTACCGGTACGCGGACGAGGCCTACGAAACCTTCTCAGGAAAGAGCAGGCACGCGGACGAAACCGGCTATCAGGCCGTGCAGCGTCTGACCGGCATTCCCTCCGCGGACAATGAGTGGCCGACGAGCGGCGTCATTGAGTTTGCCAGCCAGTACCGGAACTATCAGGCGACGGACTGGAGCGCGGCCAGCTTCTACAATGACTTTGTAGGGCTGGAGGCCAACGGCAGAACCTACACCTACGACGACATCGCAAGCGTCGCCGTCGGCAGGAAGCAGCAGAACCTCGACGAAATGGCGCGCATCAAATACGATCTTGACCGCATCGAGACCGACGGGCTGCGGGTGCCTGCGGACTGGCAGCGCAACCTTCAGCGCAGATACGACGCCCTGCAGGCCGACAACCAGGCGGCGGACTATTTCCTGCTGCGGAAGAACGCCGACTTCGACGAAAAAGTGGCGTCTTTCAACCTTGACGAGGTGGGCAAGGATAACCCCATCTACATCAAGGAACGCGGCTGGATTACAACCGCTGTCGGGATCGTCGGCGAAGCCTTCACCCGTAACGCGCAGAAGGCGCAGGCGATGAGCGACGACGAGGCCAACACCTACAAATACCTCTATGTGACCGAGGGCAAAGAAGCCGCGGAGCAGTACCTGACCTCGCTGGACAACGTGCTGACCATGCGCATTGCGCAGGATGACAGCGCCATGTATGAGCGCATGTCCACAGGCTGGGGCTGGATTCCCATGAACGTTCTGTCCATCATGGAAAGCCCGCTGCGCCTCGCCGGCACGGGCTACAGCGCGTTGCAGTTGTTCAAGGGCGAGGAAATCAACCCCTACGCCAACGCCTTTTCCGCAAACCGCCTGACCCAAGGCGTGCAGGCCGGCACGAACACGACTATTGAAAACTCGTTCGGCAAAGGCATTCTCGGCGGCGCTGTCAAGCTGGCCTACAGCGGCGGCTACAGCGGCTTTGAATCGCTGTACGGCAACTTTGTGTTCGGCGGCCTTGGTGGCGTCCACATTCCGTATTCCGGAAGCAACAAGATCATCCAGCGCGTGGTGGACAGTGCGGACGAAGTGTTCGCGGCCTTCCCGATGGGCCTCAACGCCGCGGGCGGCGCGATGCAGAACGCGGCCTATGCGAAAGCGGACAACGGCCAGATTTTCGCCATCGGCCTGACAACCGGCCTTGCGGAGAGCATCACCGAAGCGATTTCCTTCGGGAACATGGATAACGCGAAGGAGATCGCGGACGGCGCGTTTGCGGCGGGCGGCATGAACGCCAAGTCGTTTGGCGCCGGCTTCCGGAAATGGCTTGGCGTGCTGCCGGGAGACATCGCGTCCGAGATCGTCGGCGAAGTAACCAACGACGCGATCGAAGAATACTTCGACCAGACCGTGATGGGCGAGAACTCCGAGTTCGAGCGGACGAAGCAGGAATATATCGAATCCGGCTATTCCCCCGACGAAGCGGAAAACCTCGCGTGGGGACAGGTGTACCAGGGCTTCCTGTATACCGCCCTGAGCACCGTCTTTTCTACCGCCGTAAGCGGAGCGGTGTCCGTGGGCGGCGAGAGCATCCAGCAGCGCCGCGAGAACCGCCAGCTGACCCCGGATCAGCTTGCCCCGGCGGCGGCAACCGTTCAGGCTCCCGGCGCGATGACCACGGCAGACCTGCAGGACGTGCTGCATGGCACGCAGCAGCCCACGTTCAATCCGGATGACCAGAACTTCAACCAGCCCGAAGAAACGCAGCAGGCGGCAACTGAGGCCGAAGAAACGGCACAGGAAGAACAGGCCGCGCAGGAAACCGAAGAAGCAGCCGCGCAGACGGAACCGCAGGCCGAAGAACAGGCCGCGCAGGCTCCCGGCGGCCTGACCCGCGAAGAGCTGACGGAAGCGGCACTCGCTCCGAGAGAATTTACGCCCACGGAAGAAAGCGACGCGGAGGCGCAGGCGCAGCTTGCGGCACAGGCTCCGCAGGGCGCGGAGATCGAACAGGAACAGCAGGCCACCACCCGGCAGGCCGAACCGCAGGGCGCGGAAATTTCGCAGGAACAGGGGACAAACACCACAAAACAGGCGGAACGTTCTGCCGAAGAAGCGGAAACGGAACGCGCGGCACAGGCAGAAGAACGGCGGCGTGCGCAGGAAGAGCGCAAATTCCAGGAAGATCTGCGCGAGGCGGATCACTATGCCGAAATCGCCTTGAACGGTGCGGAGTTTGAACAATACAAAGCTCTTCCACCGGAAGAACGCATCGCGAGAGCGCGCAAAATCGAAATTGAAAACGCCACCAATCGAACCGAAGAAAACGCACTGACACAAATTGCGGAAACGAGCGGCCAGAACCAGCAGGGCGTTCCGGAATGGCGGCGGTTTGCCGGCTTCACATCCGCATTGTCAAGCGTTATTGACCCGTATTCCGCCGACGTAGACTATGCCAAGAGAGCGTTTAGGTATAGGCATGTTTTGTGGTCGTTCCACGGCGAAACGAACAATACGCAGAAAGCGGCCGTGCTTTCCGCTATCGCTTCCACCAAGAAAGGCGGCGGTGCAGCAGATCAGGTCGCTATCGCGGCAGCGCAGCAGCTGGTAAAAGACTACGGCAAGATTCAGAGCACAAAAGGCCTCGGAGGAAACGTGCTAATGGAAGCCGTTTCCGAATTGCTGGAAATTTGCGAAAACATCAGCAGAGACAGAGACATCAACATTGACTATGCGCGGATGCTGAAGTTTGCCGGCCTTGGTAAAGGCCAGACGGCCAAAGCTTTCTCGGCCTATCTTGAAAACTACGCGAAAACAGGCGGGACTTACCGTGGCACAAGCGGCACATTTGACTTTGGTAACAGCGAAACTGTAGACCAGGCATCTATCGTGCAGCAGGGCATTGATTTAATCAAACCGCTGGTGGAAGGCCTTCGGTTTGATGTAAACAATTCGTGGGTTCGCGGACACGTAGAGAGCGGAACCCGTGATAGCAGGATTGCCCGCGAGGTTGCAAAGCTTGTCGGCGAGGGCGCATTCGACGCGCTTGAACCCTACCAGCAGGCCGTGGACACCGCAAGGCAGGCGAGGGACACCGCACAGAAGCGGCTTGAAGCCTCCCAGAGAGAGCAGCAGGCCGTCGGCGAAAATCTCGAAGCGGCGGCAGGCGCGTATCTGGAGAACCCTACCGACCAGCTTGCCAGAGGCCAGTATCAGCAAGCCGTGAACGACGTGGCCGGGCAGGCCGCCGTGGTGCAGGAGAACGAGCAGAGCGTCGAAAACGCCGAGGAAAGCCTGCAGACGGCAAAGGGCCAGTTGAAAGACAAGCAGGCCGAAGCCATGGCGGAAGTCCGTCAGCAGGCCACGGAGACCGTGGATCAGCAGATGGCGCAGGAGGCGCAGGAGCAAGCCGACATCGAAGCCGGTCCGAATCCCGCGTTCGCAGAATTTGCCCCCAACAGCACCCAAGATACAGACTTCCTCGTTGAAATCCAGGAAATGGAGCGGCAGCTTCGCGAGTACGCAAAGTATCCAGCCCGCGACCTGTCCAAGGCTGAAAGAAGCGTTGAAAAAGCACTCGTCTACAACGGAAAAGTCAAGGCCTACGTTGCCCGCGAGATAGCAAAGCAGGCCGTTGACAAGCACGGCGTGGAAGGCGTTTACAACGCGTTCAATCATATCAGGAGTGCCGTGGAGCGGAACTATCAGCTCAACAAAGTCGGAACCGGCAGGCATTCGAGAACGTATTACACCGTAACTGAAGCGCCTGTTGATTATGGAAAGTTCCTGAAATACGCCCTCCTTGCAGACGGAAAGTGCGCCGGCCTCTTTGACGACCTTGCCAACGCGCAGGAGTACTATCCGGACTACGGAACAGTTCAGGCACGCATGGTAGATGCGCTTCAGAGCGACATGGCCGATCCTGCTATGGAGCAGAGATTCCAGGAGCTTGAAGAACAGTACCGGCCCCAGCCCGTGAAGACGTGGGAGAGGAACAACGGCGGCGACGGCATTTCCCGCATGGCAGCCATGCCGAACAATCCGTCGAACCAGCTTGCGCCTTCGACCGGCAACGCCCGGCAGCGGCTTGAAAGCGGCTACCGCATCCTTGAAAACATCACGCGAACCCTCGGCATGCGGAACGAACCCCGGATGAAGAAGTATCTGCGCAGTCTGCGCAAAACCACAGCAGGCTACACGATGAACAATGGCGTCATCCATGTGAAGAACGCGCAGGACGTGCTGAGCGGCATGCACGAAATCGCCCACAATCTCGACAGGCGGCTCGGCATGCAGAGCATGGTCACGGACATGAACGCCATGATCCAGCGCTACAACACCATGTACGGCGCGGGCTTCCTCAGCGGTTACAATCCGAACCAAATCCCCGGCGAAGTGATGGCGGAATTCGGCAAGGTGTGGCTTAAAGACCGCAACGAAGCGATTCAGCTTGGCGGCAAAGACTTCGTGGACAAATTCGAAGCGGCGCTCCGCGAGCGCGGCTGGCTTGTGCCGCTCCAGCAGGCGGCCACACAGACGAGGCTTCTGCTGACAGCATCCGGCGTGGATCGGGTGAAAGCACAAACCGACCTTGAACTGCCTCAAAAGCAGGGCGGCTTCTCCTTCCGGCAGCTCCGCACGGACTACGCGGACTACACGCTGCCGATGCAGGACATCACAAACGCCATTGACAGCGCAAAGGGCAAAAAGACAGAGGCAGACCACGACACGCGCGCGTTCATGCTCCAGAAACCGACGATCATTTCCAACTTTACCAGAGCATGCGTGTTTGACGGGCGCTCCGACATGGTAGACCCGACAGGTGAAACGATCTATTACGCAGACGGGCGCGCCGTGCCGTCGCTGCAGAAAATCTCCGACACGTACAACCTGCAGGAAAGCGACGAGGCCGACCTGAACGCGCTGGCGCTGGCCTACAGGCAGCTTGACGCGCTGAACTTCGCAGCCCGGAAAAAGGCTGAAATCAAAGCGCAGACCGGAAAAGACGTTGACGTACCCGTCAAGAACGTGATGGACCCCACGATCAACCCGCAGCAGGTGATCCGCGAGATCGAAGACAGCAAGCCGCACGTCAAGAACGCCTATCATGAAATGGTTGCCGCCTACGACGCCTTCTTCCGCACATGGATGGTGGATACAGGCATCAAGAGCGAGGCGGAATACAAGGCGATGCACGAAGCCGTGCCGCACTACATGCCCGCGCTTGCCACGGATACCGTCGCACGCAAGAAAGCAGGAAACGGAGCAACGCGCAGGCTCGACCGCGACCAGCGGGCAGGCGTCACGCGGAGGGCAAGCGGCCACACCAGCAACACCTACAACCCTGTCGCGTCCCTGATGGAGACGATACAGAACCAGATCGCCACATACCGGAACATCGAAATGTCCCGCGCCTTCCATGAACAGATGACCGAAGCCATGGCAAACGGCCTCGACATCTCCGCGATTGCGGAACCCGCGCAGGTCAGCATGAAGCAGACGAACAGCGGCAACGCAATCGACCAGGCGGAAAGCGTGGTGTCTCGTGTCGGCGCAAACCTCGTGCAGGCCGGGGCGATGGATCAGATGAGCCTCGACGCGATTCTCGACGCGGTCACCTCCCTGCCGACGCAGGGCTGGATCGCGCAGAACGCGCAGGGCGAAGATGTGGTCAACATCCCGCTGGCAGACGGAAGCATCGCAAGCTGGACGGTGTACGACCAGAACGTGATCACGGCGCTGGCCATGCAGCCGAAGGGCACGTTCTGGTCGTACACCGTC